GTGCTGGTCTTGCACACAGTTCTGGTGTTCTTTCTGTTCGCGTCGACGATGCTACCATCGAAGAAGACAGCGATATTTTAAGAATTAAAGCTGGTGGTCTTCAAGACAGTCACATGAATGACAATGTTGCTACCGGTCTTGCTGGTGCTGGTCTTTCTGCTGCTTCTGGTGTTATGGCTGTAGAAGTTTCAGGCGCAATGAAAGTTGCTTCTGACAAGGTTGGTGTTTCTGGATCTATTGCTGAGGCTGATGGTGGTCTTGGATTCTCTGGTGGTGCTGACTCTATTTCTGGTTTGAGACTTAGAGGTGGTAACTTGCCTTCTTTTAATGCTTCTCAAATTGCTCACCAAGATGAGTTTTTCATTAGTGATCAGGGAACTGATACACCAAGAAAAATTAGTTTAGAACACTTGGCTGACAAGTTTTCTGGTAATGCTCTTGTAGCTACAAACGGTGTTGTAAGAGTTGTTGCTGATGAAAGCACTATCGAAGTTGACGCCGGTAACGATAGAATTCAAATTAAAGACAACGGTGTTACTTTATCCAAGATGTCTCACGAAAGTCAAGGTGACCTTTTTGCTTTCGGTGCTGGTGGTGCTCCATTCGCTCTTTCAAAAGGATCAGCGAATACAGTTCTTATTGCCGGTGCTTCTGAGCCAGCTTATGGTTTACTTGCTGATGCCAACATTGACGCTTCTGCTGCTATTGTTGACACAAAATTAGCAACAATTTCAACTGCTAATAAGGTTTCTCTTGCTGCGTTAGATTTGGATGGTGGAACCGATATCGGTGCTGCTTTGGCTGACGCTGACTTAATGATTGTTGATGATGGCGCTGGTGGAACAAACAGAAAAATGGCTGCTTCTCGTATCGCAACTTACGCAAAGAGCAAATTCAGTGCTGCTACCACTGGTGGTAAAGCTGAAGGTTCCTTGCAATACAATGATGGTGTTTACACACTAACTCAAATGAGCGTTGCTGAATTGAGAGCTCACCTCTCTGTTGCTGACACCAACTCTATGGACATGAGTTATTCTTCTGGACAGTTTTCTGCTGATCTTCGTTTAGCTTCTTCTGATGCTCTTGAGATAGGCGGTTCAGGACTTGAACTTAAATCCACTATTGCTGGTAGTAGAGTTTTCTCTAATGATGTTACAATTACTGGTAACTTGACAGTTAACGGAACTCAAACTATTCTTAACACTGCTACTCTTGAAGTAGAAGATTTGAATATTAAAGTTGCTAAAGATGCTGCTAATTCAGCGGCTGCTGACGGAGCTGGTCTTACAATCGAGATGGGATCTGATGATCTTACTTTCGCTTGGGAACACGCAACCCAACAAATGCAATTGAAACTTGGTTCTGCTTTTGCTGATATCAAGGCTAACAAGTTTATTGGAGACATCGTGGGAGCTGTTCAACAGGCTGTTAATGGTATCGGAGATGCGGACGGTAACTTGGTAGTTGGTTTCAACTACGGTTCTGCTGACACCACCGCTGCTCGCACCTGGACTTTACCAGCTTCTCCATCGGAAGGGCAGGTTGTACACGTTAAAGCTCCAAGTTCTATGCACGCTAGTGGAATTAAAATTGTAAAATCTGGCTCTCAAACCATTGATGGCGAAGTAGAAATTACTCTTGAATCTCCATTTGCTGCTGTTAACATCATGTACGTAGGTTCTAATGCATGGAGAGTATTCTAATCACAGATTAGTGTTTACTCAGTTAAATATAGTGGTTGGCGTCTTTATGGCGTCAGCCCTTTTTTTTAATGCTTTTTTAATTTAAAGGAGGACAAATTAAATGGCTTATAAATTTCAACTAGGAGAGGCTCGTTTGAGTGGGTCTCTTATTCAAGAAGGTACTATTTCGACAACCGGAGATGTTTTACCATTGGCCGGCTCAGGTGATATCGCACTTGGTAGCACTACAAATGAGTGGGCAGATTTATATATTCGCAACAATATAAAACTAGGTGTCAATCAAGAAGCTCAAATTATCTATCATTCGTCAAAGGTGAATATAGAAAATGCTCCGCTTAGTGTTGCTCTTGGTTTAGATGTTAATGGTCACGATGGCTCATCTGAAGGTCTGCATTTGGGTGGAACCTTAGTAACCGCTACTGCTGCTGAGTTTAATCTTTTAGATGGGGGAACTGCTGTTGGCTCTTCAATCACTTTGGCTGATTCTGATGGCATTATTGTTGACGATGCGGGTACTATGAAAAAGATTCCTGCTTCTAACTTTAAGACTTATCTGGCTGATAACAGCTTAAACGTAGCCCTTAAAGATAATACTAATACGTTATCTAATGGTGTTAATTATTTTGCTGACCTTAGCGGTGCTGAGGCAGTAAGCCTACCAGCATCTCCGGATGTTGGTGATAATGTGTTTGTCAAAGCGCCAAGCAACTGTTCATCAACAAACACCCTTACGATTAACAGGCAAGGCTCTCACACAATTGATGGTGAAACTGCAATTGTATTAGAATCACCACATGCTGCTGTTATGTTAGTTTACGTTGTTTCAAACACTTGGAAAGTATTCTAATTCTTATTGAGTTATTTTACTTGGGTTGATGTCCTTGTGGGCGTCAGCCCTTTTTTATTTTTAAATCTATTTATTGACAAAACAGAGGAATTTAAATGTCATATAATATTCTTAACAAAAATGTTAATTTTCAAGGCGCCACACAAGGGACGATTGAAGATGTTGTCGATACTCACACGGCGCAGTCAATAACTGGAAGTAAGGATTTTCTTACACTAACTGGGTCTCACGTACACGTAAAAAACGGCTTGGGAATTGGCACAACCTTCCCACAATCGAAATTGGATGTTGAAGGTGGTGTATCAATTGGGTCCACCTACTCTGGCACCACCGCTGCCCCTTCAGACGGAATAATTGTTGAGGGTAAAGCGGGTATTGGAACAAATAACCCATCTGGAAAGCTAGAAGTAGTATCAGGCAATGATAGTGACGGAACAATAGCCGTTCGCTCCGGAAATGCAACCCAATATTCAAAAATATCAATGGGTACAAATGTTAATAAGGCAACCATTGGAATGGCAGGATCTGCTGATACCTTCTTCACAGACACCGCACAGGGAGATTTAGTTCTTCGAGCAGATGACAACAATAATAAAGTTCATATAGGCGCTGGTACGTCTGGCATTGCTGGCATGGTTGTCACAGAAGTCTCTAACGTTGGAAGGGTTGGTATTGGAGTCGCTTCCCCTGACCACCCATTGCATGTGGTTGGTACAATATCTGGATCTGGTGCTATTTCCGGATCTGCTTTCTTTGGTGACGGCACTGGACTCTCTGGGGTTGCAACGACTTTAGCCTCAAATGGAGGATTAACCAATCCAAGTTCTGTTTCTGTTAGCCCAAATGATGCAACAGAATTAACAACGGCAAATGATGATGACTTTATTCTCGTATCAGATTCGCAAGCCTCTCACGTCTTGAAGAAAATCAAAGCATCTAGGGTTGCCGGCCTGTTCAACGCTGCTGTGACCTCTTACACTGGAAACAACAGTGGTAGAATTCTAGTAGCCGGCGGTTCTGGGGTAATTGCTGGGGACGCAAATCTAACTATTGATGCCTCACCAAAGTTAACTCTTAACGGCGCTATGGATATAAGCGGAGAATTATCAGGATCAGGAGTTATATCCGGCTCGATTGGCCACTTTGTCACAAGAGTCGAGTCAGCAGCGATTGGATTGTCAGACGCTAGTGGAATAGCTGGTGATGGGTTGGTTAATAATAGCGGATTTTTGGATGTCCAAGTTTCAGGTGCGATAAAGATAGCTTCTGACAAGCTTGGAATAACAGGATCTTTTGCCGGTAACGGCCTAGCATTTGCTGGAGGTGCTGATAGTATATCTGGTGTAAGTGTTAATATTCAGTCAAACTCAGGACTTGCAGTTGACGCAACTGGTTTAAAGTTGAGCGCAAACACACTAGGCACCGCAACACCTGCTGCGTCTGCTGATAGTCTTTTGTTTATTGACGCAGACGACTCCGTTTCGAAAAAAATGACTTTTAATGAAATGACAACAGCAATTAGAGGCTCTGGTCTTGATGCAAGTTCGGGAGTGTTATCTGTTGATGTTTCAGATTTTATGGCTGCTGGGGCAAACAACAGAGTTTTAACTGCCACTGGCACAGACGCAATGACTGGAGAAGAAAATCTAACTTTTGATGGTAGTTTGCTTACCATTGCCGGTACCGGTTCAGCAACCTTACTAAGAGCCAACTATACAGGCGGCGGACACACTGATGCACTATTCCTTGTTTCTGGATCAAATACAGATATACAAATACAAAATATGCAACAAGGAAATGCTGGTCCCTCTTTCTTTTTGGCTGGTGAGAATCACGCAAGTTTTCCTGGTGTTTTGTACAACGCAAACAAACTTACCAACTTAGGAGCAATTACGCAAGGTAATCATCCTGGTGCAAATGGCTCACACTCCAGATTAACCGTGAGAAAAACATCAATTTCTGATAATACTGCAACTGATATTATTACGATTACAGTACCAAATGCTAATCACGCTGCCGCTATTAGGGTCTTTGGGCTAGCAAACTTTGATGGTTGTGCTTATTCGCAAGTGTTTTCCTTTCAAGGCACTATTGGCAGAACCTCTGGTGCCCCAACAGATAAAGCATTTTCTTCCGTGACAACAACAGAAAATGCGTCTGTAACTCCCAACTTTTCAATTGCGGTAGGTGGCAGCGCCAACACTGGAGGAAATAGCGCATCACAAACATTTAAGATGCAGCTTACCATTAATACGTCCGATAGCGCGTCTTCAAACGCAACAATTATGATTGAATTGATAAACTTTAATGATTCCGGTGTTACTATGGTCGCGTCATAATTCCTTTTCTCATCAACTAAACTATTTATCATAGATAAAACTATTACTAGGAGTTATAATTAATGTCTTCAATGTTAGAACAGGCAATCGTAGATGCGGCGGCATTGCGTGAAGCAGCCCTAAAAAACGCAGAACAATCCTTAATTGAAAAGTACGCACCGCAAATTAAAGAAGCGGTAGATTCTCTTTTGGAAAAGGATATCTTAGAAGAGCAGGAAGTTGCAGCATCCGAACCCGCAGCAAACCCAATTGAGGCACCATTCGCAGCATCACCAACAACTGATGCCAACGCTGATGTCACTTTCACAATGACAGACGACGAGCAGGTCTATGAATTTGATCTCAACGAACTAAAAGCAGACGCTGCTGAGGAAGGATCAGAAGGGGAGCAAGAATCAACCGAAAATTTAATGGGTGATTTAGGACTCGATGCGCCGGCTGAGCCACTTCAAGAGGGTAACGAAGAAGAAGAACTACTAGAAGAAATTATGAATATACTGTCAGAAGTTGGCGATGAAGAAGCCAATGAAGAGCAAGAAGTAATTAAAGAGCAAGAAGTTGCTGAAGAGCAAGAAGTGATTGAAGAAGAGGTTACAATGGAAATGCCCGGACAACAAAAGAACGGAACATTTGAGACCAATGAAGACACTTTAAAATATCAAGAAGAAATGCAAAAATCTATTGATAAGATAGAAGAAGAGAACGAAGACCTTAAAGAAAAGAATGAAAAACTATCAGAATCTCTCAACTCTGCTTTAAAACAAAATAAACAATTACTAGAAATTGTAAACAAATTAGATAGCAGTCTCAATGAGACCCTGTTATCAAATGCTAAGTTGCTTTATAGCAACAAGACGTTAAGCGATGCCTCCTTGAATGAGCGACAAAAATCAAAAATTGTCGAAGCCATCGCAAAGGCAAAAACACCGGAAGAGGCAAAGAATCTTCATGAAGCACTCAAAACTACAGTGGGCACCACGAAAGATAGTGGGCCAAAATCACTTAGGGAGTCAGTAAACAGAAAATCAAATCTCTCAGGTATTATGCCAAGACGCAACAAGCCAGAACAAGAATTCTCATTTGCAGACCAAATGAAGAAACTTGCTGGTATTAAATGACATACTTTAGGAGGTATTAAAATGTCTATTATTCAGAAATTAACTGAAGGCATCGTAAACCGTGATATGAAACAAGAGGGACAAGCCCTTTTGAACAAGTGGTCACAAACAGGTTTATTAGAAGGCCTTAATAATGAGCAAAGCAAGCACACAATGGCTCGCTTGCTCGAAAACCAAGCAAAAGAACTTCTTCGTGAAGCTAGCACTTTGGCTGCTGGTGATGTTGAAGGTTTCGCTGCTGTTGCATTCCCAATTGTTCGTCGTGTATTCGCCGGACTTATTGCTAACGATCTTGTTAGCGTACAACCAATGAGTTTGCCAAGTGGACTCATTTTCTTCCTTGACTTTACTTATGGTGATAGCGAAAATGCTGTTGCTGTATCTGGTGATCGTCTTGGTAATACACAAGGCGGAACCACCTCAATTTACGGTACTGATAAAGTAGGTGCTGGTGTAATTGATGGTGTTAGCCTTGTTGGCTCTAGTAAAGAAGATGGTTCCGGTCCCGGACGAAGTGGTATGACTGGTTATGCTTATTCTTCTCCAAGTGGTTCTAATAACGCCGCACTTACAGATGGTGCTGGTGGTATGGATATGAAAGCTGCCTTCACCCTCGACGGCAACGTTTCAGAAGCTAACAGAAAGCTTATCAAATATGACCCAGACCTTTTGGCAATTACAGACTCCTCTAAAGGTGTTATTGTAATTGATATCGAAGAAGAAGAAATCTCCGCTAAAGTTAGTGAAGGCGATCCAGATTTTGACAATCTTTCTGCGTTCATCTTGGATGCTGCCGCTGCTCAGGCTTACTCTGACGCTGCTGGTGCTGCTATCTTACAAATTCGACGTTTGACTGCTTTGGCTTCTGCTGATGATGCTGCGACCACCGAAAAGGCTGTTCGTGTTGTTTTTGTAGGTGGTACTGTTACTGCTGGTACATTAACCAGTACAACTGCTATCCCAGCAAACAAGCTAACTTTCCCAGTTAAGGATAAACTTAATAATGTGGGCGCTAGCTCTATTGGTGGGGTTGTTGGTGATTTGTTTGAACTTGAAAATAATGGTGCAATTCCAGAAATCGACATCAAGGTTGATTCAACTGCGATCACAGCACAGACCAAAAAGCTAAAAGCTAAATGGACTCCTGAGCTTGGTCAAGACTTGAATGCTTATCACAATCTTGATGCAGAAGTTGAATTGACTTCTATTCTTTCAGAGCAAATTGCTTTGGAAATTGATCGTGAGATCCTTGCTGACCTTGTAAATGGTGCTACCGCTGGTACATTCTATTGGTCTCGTTCTCCCGGTTTGTTTGTAGATCGCTCAACTGGTGCTGAATTAGGTGCAACTGCTGCTGCCCCTGACTTTACCGGAACTGTATCAGAATGGTATGAGACTTTGATCGAAACCATTAATGACGTTTCTGCT